CGTGTAAGAGAGGTCACGAGAATATCCCCATCTTCGCTATTGCCCATTTCGTAGCATGCCACGTGGCTGTAAATGCCACTGCAATGGTTGAAACCCACTTAGCCACTACCCCTACCCATGATAGGTACTTAATAAGCTGCTTGAGCAAATCTATTACCTCGCGGGCAATATTAACCATTTCTTCGTGGCTGTCCGTGGTTTTTTTCATAATGGCAACCAAATCGTCGGTGGCGTTCATACGCTTATCTGCTTGTGCATGAAGATTCTCGTGGTGGTCGAGCCGTTTTTCAATCTTTTTTAAGCGCAATTCGTCCATTATATACTCCACCATAATACTAACCCAGCAAATCCACCCGCAATCCACTCAGCGGGTGCGGTTGCGTTCCAATACTTCCAGCCAAGATGGTAAGCCCAATACTTCCAGCCAAGATGGTAAGCCAAAGGCCATAGGGGAATGAGCGCAAGGCCATAAGGGAACACGCAAAGGCCAATCAATGCGCCCTTGACACCAAAGCAAATCCACGAATAAAGCGGCGAATCGGTGTTGTCGTAAAACTTCCTCACCAACCATTCTAGGCGCTCTGGGTTGTCACCAGCCCCCTCCATATGCCAGAAATTCCCATGACCTAGCTGCATCCCTAGATAGGTGGTAAACAGCCCCAGCACGCCCCACCAGCCATAAAGCAAATAGCTACACAACGCAAACGGCACAGCGAACAGCCACTCAGCTTGATTGGGCTTCCATTCAGCACCGCAACAACGGGAGAGCAGGGACATGAGAGGAATGAAAAACATTATCCAATCCTAAATGCTGATAGGGTTGAATCCTTGCTGTTTCCACTGTAGTTATAGAGAATCTTGCCCGCTGTGCTGGTTTCATTCTGCACCGAGATGCGGATATTACCAGCGGGGCTTGCTAGATAGCCACTTAAACTAACAGGCACACGCGAGCCATCCGACACGTTAAATGAACCCGTGCTATTGATAACGGTTGTGCCATCCCATAGCTTGACGTTGACCTTATTGTTTAACCCGCCACCGCCAGTGGGACATTCAATTAACACTGTGCCAAAAGCAAACCAAGTGCCAGTCACGCCTTGGGCAATGCTTGGGCCATCAAAGTAGTTTGCTGTGTTGTTCAGGTTTACATCACCAGATAGCGAATTGGTGATTTGAGAGAACACGATAGCCGAGGCTGGGATATTGGTAAGGGTGTTTGTAGAACCGCTAATTGATTTGTTAGTAAGGGTTTGGACTGCTGAAAGCCCTACTAGCTGCTGAGCAATGTTTGCAGGGTCATAAATGGCCTTGGTCATGTCCCCGCCCGCTGTGAAAGCTGGCACCGCATCAACCGAGCGAACCAACACATCTGCCGAGGTTTTAACGTCGAAACGATATGTCCCGACAATCCAAATAGCAGCGCGGCCTGAACTATCGAGGATTACTGGGTTAGCGGCGGTCACTGATTCGCTCGCATCCGTGTAGGTGGCTTTATTTGTGGTCGTACCCGAAACATAGGTATAAACCTTGCCACCTGATAGCGGGTCGCCGTTATCGTCAAAGAATTGTGCGTAGGGGGATTGTAGAGGGACAGCCATATTATGCGCTCATTTTCTGCGAAAGGAGTTGATACACTTGCTCAACGGTGCGTGGCTGACCGTTAGCAAAAAAGATATTTCTGTTGGCTCTTGCTGCTTCTGGGAATAACAGAGCCGCCTGCCTGCCTGTGCCGTAAGCAGATAATAGCTTTTTAGCGCCGCCAATCCCTAGAAAATGCGCGGCGTATAGCTCACCAGCGTTAGGCTCACGGCCTAAAAGGTTAGAAAGTTCGGCAGCATTTTCCTTGGTGTGGATTTCAGCCATAATCTGCTGCGCTTGGGGGTTGTTCTTATCCTGCAAGCCTATCCCTGTACTTTGGCCGTGCTTGTCAACCATTGCTTTCCAAGTACCATTGGTAAACTGATATAGCCCACTTGCGCTGCTGGTTTTTGCTTGTGCGTTTGGGTTGCCGCCTGATTCGACTTGCGCGAGTTTTTGCAAATAGTCGGTTGCTGGTAATTCGGTATTGTAGGAAAGCGGCTCGACTACGGTGGATGTTTGGCCTTCGAAGGGGTCGTAATCGACTGGCGTTAATTGCGTCTCACCTTCAGAATCAACTCGCATTGGCTGTTTTGCCGAGTTCAATGTGGCACCAGACGATGTAGAGCGGGGCAATACCTTAGCTACAGCATTTGCACCAGCTTGAATTGCGGGGCGCATACCTTCGGTTAGGTATTTTTGCCCAATCTTGCTATTGTAAAGCATTTGCGCGCCTTTTGGCCCCGCTAGTGCAAGGCCACCCGCAAGCGCATAATTATTATCAGTGCCAGCGCCGTAACCAGCACTAGCCACACCAGCTCCCGTAAGAGCGTTTTGCATGAATAACCGCTGTGCTGTGCCGCTATCTGGTATGGTAGGCCGCAAGAAGCCCGCCGCCGCATCAGATAAATTAGAAAGTGGCGCACCCACCTCAACTTGATTATAGAGCGTTGTGGGGTCGATATTGCCAGTTTTAAGCCCCTCTGCCTTGCTGCTTTCCATTGCCTTCTGAATAGGCTTGAACGCTTGGTAACGCTTATTAATTGCGGCCATAGTCCCGCGTTGCGCTTCAGGCAGTGAACGCTCAAAAGCTGCATCTAATTCGTTGCGGAGTTGTTTTAAGACTGTGGCTTCATGAGGCTTGGCTGATTGCGACGCTTGCGTTAATAAGCTGCGGCTCTTTTGATAAACTTTTCCGTCGATTTGTCCAAGTATGCCGAGTTCTGGTATTCCAGCGCCCTGTAAGTCGCGCACTACTTTTTTTACAAGTGAACTTGCGTCAACACCCAAAACGCCGTTGCTCGCCTCTTGATAAGCTCTTGCTGCGCCGCTAAGTAATTCATCATCAACATTCATCACATTTTTAGAAGCTAGGGCGCTGTACTCATCGCCGAACTTCTTGCTTGCTGCCGCTATAACTTCGCGGCTTGCGTTACTAGCATCAATCCCAGCTTCTTTTAATGCTGCCTTGGTAAATGCCTCACGTTGTTTTTCATAAATTTTACTTTGCGCGTTAGATGTCATGGGCAAGGTAGAAAAAGTAGCCTCCAGTGCAGCTAGTGCCTTGCTTCCCGTTTTCTGAGCCGCAGATAATGGCACGCCAGCTTCCTCAAGTTTACGGATGCCAGCTTTACCAACCTCAGTTAATTGATTGCCGATTGGTTTAGCGACTTTTGATATAACTTTGCCTGCGCCGTAGCCTAGACCTGATGCCGCCACACCACTTACAGCACCAATCGCATTATCAGTTAGGCCAGAGTCAGCGCGTCCAGTTGGGGCGGTAGCACCCATTGCAGCGCCTTGGGCTAAAAACTTGGGTAAAGTAGCGCCAGGTAAAAATGTAAGAGGGTCGCCCAAAAATTCAGCAACACCGCCCTTTAGTCCCGTACCTGTACCCTCACGCGCATAACGCTGGCCAAGGTCGCCAACTAATTCTTTTGCGCCAGAAACGTCAGCGCCCAAGGAATTCGCAACATTAAGCCCAAGCTCAGCAATACCAAGGGCGCGCTTTTTTGCACCAAGTTTCATGCCGCCAACAAATGATTGCTCAGGAGCCGCTGCTACAGCGGGGCTCTCGGCAAATGGGTCGTAATCCACTGGTGTTAGCTTCGCCATTATTCACCTACTAGCAAGTATTTGCCTGCGCGGTTAGGGTCGGGTTTGTAATACTTGCCATCTGGTGCTAAACGCGCTCCAGGGACAGGAGGCCTTACCATGCTAGTATTACCAGAAACCGCGTTTTGATATTGCTTGCCGCTGGCAATTTCAGAAGCTCTGCCCTTTGCTTTAGCAAGCAGCTTTGTAATCCCAGATTCAGCATCACGGATAATTAACGCTTGCTCTTGGGGTGTGTAGGATGCTAACGCGCCAAGATTCTCCAAAGCGGTACGCTCACCATTAGAAATAGCGCCAGGGAAGGTTGCTTTTAGCTGCTTGAATTGGCCTGTTTTCACCAGATTCTGATAAGCCTGCGTATTAGAGGCTTTTTCATCGTTAATTAGTGAACCTAAAACGGGAACGCGATTAGCCGCCGCAAAAGATTCTGCGCCCAATCCGCTAAACATAGGCTTGTTTTGATAAGCCTTCATCTGCTTAAACGCATCTTGTGAGGATTCTAAACTTGCAATGGTTTGCTGTTGTTCATCAAATGCTTTTTGTTCAGTTGCCGATAGCTTGGGGAGAGGCGTTATCACCTCACCAGTCAACTCATCAACATAAGGCGCACCACCTAGCCCACGCATTTGTTGCAACTTAATCTTTCCAGCTAATTCTTGGTTCGCCATGCTTTGCTTGAATTGAGCATCACGTTGCCACTCTGCATCCTTACGAGCGCTTTCCTGCTCAAACATAGCCTGCCGCATAGCCGCCTCACGCTGAGGAGCCATTAGCTTAGCCATCTGCAAAGCCTGAGCCAAGCCCTTTTGCTCAGCCTCCCCACGGTAATCCGCAAAGCTCTTGAAGTTACCTATAATGCGAGCGTCACCCACCTTATACCGCCATTCCTAGCTTACGAAGTTGCTCTAAGGTCAAGTTGCCATAGTCACCCACTTGTGTTCCCAAAGCATTGCTAAGGGACTGAGAAAGGTTCTGTGCGCCTGCACCTGTGGTTTGAGCGCGAATATCGCCAGAGTTTCCAATAAGCGCATTTTGCCCTTGGGTTTTCTGCAACCAGCGTTGGTAGTACGATTGGAACGCATTGTTAGCGTAATCCTGATTGTACTGCGTTGCGGCTTTAATCGCACGACCCGAACCCAAGGCACCTGATGCAGCAAGCTGCCTGTTCAATCCCTCTTGGCCTTGCTCAAGTTTGAATTGATAGCCGGGGTCACTCGTAATGCCAGATGGGTCAAAACTATCTAAATTAGCAAGCTGTTGGTTATTAGCGCCTAGAAGTTGCTTTTGTTGCTTTTTGATAGCTGCATCTTGGTTTAATCCACCAAATACATTTGCAGCGGTGTTTACAAAGCTAGAGCCACCACCCGTTGCGCTACTCAAGGCACCGCCGAGGCCGCCAGTTTTACCTAACGCGCCAGCACCGGGCTGTAATGGGCCTTGAATAGGAGAGCCGCCCACAGCGCCGCTAATACCGTTATAAATATCGCTCACGCCACGGCCTAGAACTGTATCTGAAATCCCAGTCTTAAGGCTATCAATACCACGCCCCAAAACAGTATCGCCCAAACCACCAGCGCCCGCATAGCCCGTTGCAGCGCCAAGCAAAGCGCTCTTTAACCCACCGCCACCAAGCAAGCCAGCGCCAGCGCCTATTCCCGCAGCAGCGAGAGGTTGTAAGCCGGGAATAAACGCCGCAGCGATGGGAGCCGCTTTACTTAAAAACTTGCCGATGCTCTTAAAGAACCCAAACTCAGGGTAGCCCGTTTCTGGGTTGATTTTGTTCGCAGGGTCACCCACGGTGAACTCATTAAGCGAAGCACCATTTTGCTGGAATAGCGCCTCCAGCATTTGCATCACATCAGGGTCACTCAAGAACTCACGAGGGATAACCACCTCGCCCAAGCTCATGTGCGCCATGACGGTATCTGTTCCACGTCCAGCTTCTTCTGGTGCTAAAATTTCTTGTTCCATATTAAGTGACCTCTACGATTCCAATGATAGTTATGGGCGTTGTGATTACCGACCAAGCGGCTGTGTAAATTCTTTTGTCAGTGGCGGTTGAACCAGCCACCGCTGCCGTAAACCCGCTGCAAGTAATATTCGCGCCGTTGGCAAGCATGGTGAGCGGGAAGTTATTGCAATACGTTGTTCCTGCTACTGCGCTTGTGTCCGTCGCGGGGGTGATGATAATTCGATAGTAAACCAGCTTCTTGCTGATGCGGTAATATACGCCTGTTTTAGTCGCAGTTCCCGTTTCAGTTAATCCTGTGAATGTTGGCGTCCACGTTGTTCCTGCATCCCCGTCTGACGCTTGGTCAGCCCACACAAGCCAAGGCAAAGCCATAAACTTATTATCATCAATGAGCGGCTCTGTTTTGGGAGGTAATAGTGGGAGCGTCATGACAGATAGCTTCCTGTAATGGCTACTTTAGTAGGGTCGCTGTAAGTCAGTTCAAAGGTGCATTGTTGGTTAATGCCTAACCGACGCCATTTTACTTGCGTATCGAATTGCCCTACTTTCCCCACCGAAGTGTTAAAAAAGCTAGACCATGTTCGCGCGCCATCTTTGCTAATTCTCAAAGACGCCTGTGGTGCTGTTGTGGCGGTTTGTAAGCCTACGCCAGTTTCAAAGCCCACCTCTAGCGTATTGTAGCGAATTAGCTTCAATTCGTCAAGCAAGTGTGTGTAGATTCTTTTGCGCTGTATAGGGCTTCCGTTGTCCGTAAATACATCAAGCGAAAGCTCGTAAATACTCCCATCCCTGCGGCTTCCCACCAATATCTTGTTAAACGCATTGATGCAGCAATTCCCTAAATGCTGCTCGTAAGCGCCTACGGTGTTAAGGAAAGCCCGTTCGTGCCATAATTCGGTGGAAAGGTCATACACCAGCGAAGTTTCCAAGGATGACCCAGTAATGACAAGGAATACATGCCCCTCCTGTTGGTATGTCCACGAAACAAATAGCTCTGGGTTAGGGTCTGCCTGCAAGATTCTCTCAATAGCATCCGTTGAAATCCGAGTAGGAGTGAAGCCTTGCGCCTTATAAACAATCCCGCCACCCTGTGAGTTGCTACCAATCCAATAAATCGAAGTGTCAATCGCAATAACCGAAAAGGGCGATTTTGTGCCTACAGGGGTAGCACCTGAAATGCGCGAGAACGGAAATAAACTATCCCCCGTGTTGCGCCAGATTTCTAGGGTGTTCTCACCTAAAAGCCCAAGCTGACCCACAAAGTTCACCGCCCTAACAAGATTGTCAGGTGAAGATTCAGCCGTGGCAAAATCTAAGGCGCTCCAGCTTGTGCCATCGTTAATTGCTGAAATAAAGAACTTACCTGTATTTTTTTGGTTGACAATAAAATAACCGTCAAGAAAATCTATAGCCCCTGCTGGGCTTGGGAAGTCTAAATCCGTAATTTGTGCAAATACGTTCGTGGCATAAGTTAGGATGTAACCGTAAGTTCCATCACAAACGCCTAATTGAGTCCCGTTATCTGCGAAGGTAACCGTTCCCGATGATGTAAGCAGCGTCCCGCGTGAGGTAGCCGTTCCAGAACTAGAAACCTCGTAAATCTCATTATTTGCAACAAAAAACGCCCGCCCATTAGCAGATGCCTTGCCACCACGGACGGGGCCAACACCACATGTTGAGAATAGAGAAAGCCCTGGGGTGCCAAGCAACGAGGAAACCTCCGCGCCCTGCTTATCGGCAAGGGCAAACAGGTTCACTGAACGCTGGGCGTCCCAAGGAAGCGAGCGTTGCTGATATGATGAGCCTACTAAACCGATACGCAAGGAACCCCACTCTCAGGAATATAATCCCATTTTGTGCCGTATTTTATTGCTCTCCCTGAATGTTCAGAAAGGCCATATTTAGCTGATACTTCGGCAATCTCTGCGTAATTCTTTGTAGCTCGCAACTCAGCCCTTATTTTTCTAGCCTCATCATAATTTGCGTATGGCTTCTTGCGGCGACCTTTTTCCATACAATCAATCTGGTTGTGTAAGCTTGTCCCCCAAAACAAATGCTCTGGATTTACGCATTGGCGATTATCACAAGTGTGGCAAGCATGAATATTAAAAGCAGGAAGAACACCAGTTTTAAGATAAAGCGCATAGCGCGAAGCCACCAAAGAAAAGGTTTTCCCGTTGCAAGGCTTTGTTTTTATTTGCCCGTAACCGTTGGGATTTATAGTGCCTTTCCATAGCCAGCACCCAGCAGATTTTTCAATCTTACTTTCAAATCGTTTTTGAAGATTGACGTCTTGCTTAATCATTTCCATTTTTTCCATAAATTCCTCCTGTTATTGGAGGAATTATTATACCACATATTATAATTCCACTACAGCCCTATCTTCACCTAGAACCTCCAACCGCTAAATATATTCCTAACAGCGAAGTTTTGGGGGAAAGCGTCCATGGTGCGAACCTGAGCAACCTTAGTGCGAATAGCACCTAAAGCATCGGCTGCAATCTTCACAATGCTAGGGTCGGGCTTCTGATTGTATTCTGGGGCTAACTCAATGGCGAGATTGTAAATCAGCGCACGTTCCCAGCCATCAGGCAAGCTCATAACCGTGTCAAGCGTGGCAAAGCTAGTTACTGCTTTCTCGCTCAGGATATAAAGCGTTTGCGATGTGTCGATGGGGTAAAGCCGAATGATTGATAACGGGTAAGCATTGCTAAAATTAAGAAACTCAGGAATCCCCGATAAATTCTTATAAGAAATGCTGTTGTAAGCCTCATCCGTGACAATTCCCAAAGGATAGTCAATCGAGCCTGAGCGAACATGGGCTTCTACAATGTTGCTGGGGCGGGTGGTGTTAAAATTACCACCAGTGCCTATAGTATAGCTTGCCGCAGAGGTAAGGGGGAAGTTCTCCCACGTCCTCGCATAGATATTAAGAGAATCGTTCGACCATGACCCAATGAGAGCATTGAGCGAAGCCAAAGCGTCATCCGCTTCATCAGCAGAAGGCGGCTCGCTCTTTATAAGCACGCCGATTTTCTGCATTGCGCGGGTGATAATATCGCGTGCTGTCGTAGTCATATGACCTCAAAAGAAAGAAGGGGGTTTTTAGCCCCCTTCTTATTACACTAGAGCGCCAGCGAGGGGAGTCGTAGCGCCGATGGGCGTAAAGCTCATGGTCGACCCCAAAGCAACCGTGGTTGCAGTGGCATCTGATACGTTCTGAGCTGCTTGCAGTTGAATCGTGCCAGCAAGTGCAACGGTAATCGTGCCCTTAACTTTCACGTTCACATAAGCCGCCGTACCAGCCAGAAGCGAAGCCGCATCCGTCGAGGTGGTGAAGGTCGTGTTAGCTACAGCCGCAGCGCTGTTTGCTTGAACAGCCAAAGCGGTTGCAGTAATCATCGAAGCAGTACCCCATTTAAGAGCCAGCTTTACACCACCAGAAGCGCCAGCCGTGGTGATGAGGTCAATGTCTACGTTATAAACGCCAGGTTGCAGCGTATCCGTCAACAATCCGACCACGTTAGCAAGCGTGGTGCTTGCCGATTGGCTGAAGGCGGTGGTTACTTTTGAAATGTCGGGAAGGTTATCGTTAATGATTTTACGCGTGTCATCCGTAAGGACACCCACGTTTACTACTTTATTTTGAGCCATTTTTATTCTCCTGATGGGTGAAAGGGGAGAGTATTGCTACCCCCCCCGTTATTGCTACGAAGTGATACGCACGCCCCATTCAGGCCTTACTGGAGCAAAGCCACCAAGGAAGTCAAGGCGCGTAATCATACGACGCTTCAAGATATCCCACGAGCGCACGATAGCAATGGTCATGCCCTTGTAGGTGTATTGCTCAGCGTACTCGGCAGAGGTTGGCAGAACCAGAGGAACCGACACCATGCGATAAGCATCCTTGTGGTAAACAAGGCTGTTCGTGTAGGTGGTCGAAGCCGAACCAACTGCCACAGTGATTAATGCTTCATCAACAGGAGCCGCCGAAACGTTCTGGCGGGAATCCGTGGTGGTGTAGTAAATCGCTGGGTAGATAGCGAGCGTTACCGAGTTGCCTGCGGTTTCCGTAACAGCCGCCGTAACGGTGAACTGTTGTGGGTAGCCAAGGTCAACCTTTGTTTGTGGGTGAACAGCGTTCACGCCAGCAATGGTGAACACAGTGCCAGCTGGGATGGTAGCGCCAGAAGTCACGCCATCAATACCAAGGGTTGCCATGCCGTTGCTAATAGCAACAACCGAAGCCTCAACCGCGAAACCCGATACATCAACGCCATTGGTGATGCGAGGAACGAGGTTATTGCTCATGTAGGTAAAGCCATCAGCCGTGCCCATCAAGCCACGCTTGTACTGCTTAGCGAGTTCATCGCTTGCCTGCACGAACGATTTGCGCGAATCCAAAGCCGAAGCCTGAGCCGAAGGCGACAGAAGCGCGTAACGCTCGCCATCCATAGGTGCAAGGAATTCGTCCAGTTTAACGCCAGCCGAAAGCATCGTGGTGGTGTTGAAAACAGTGCTGCCGGGAGTACCAACAAAGTTTGGCGTGTTGATAACCGCACGCTCAAGGTAGGTTTTCTCAATTTCTTGAGCCATGCCCGTTGCGTAAGGTTTCACAAAGCGGTCATAAATGCCTTGGATGTTGGTGGTCGAAGCGAGTTCCTGCGAATCAAGGTCAAAGCTGGTAACAGCAATGATGTCGAGTGGCATAGCCACTTTTTCCTCAAGCAAGCTACCAATGGTTGACGTAATGTCAAACGCGGTGCCAACTTCAGGACGCACTGGCTTGCTGATGTAAACGGTATCACCAGCTGAATAGCCGTTCTTGCCGTTATAATCAGAAGCATCAGCCTTGCCGATGGATTTGCAGAACTGGAGGTTATCGACAAACGCGCCAGCGGCGAGCTTGGCAATGACGCCAGCATTATTCTTAATTGTGTTAATAGTATTGTTAGCCATGTTAAGTTCCTATCTAAAGTTGCGATAGGAACTCACCATGAGAACCTATCAGTTAAAACGTTTAAGTAATTCCTCCACCGATTGTTCGTGCAGTGCTTTGCCGGGGTTTCCAGTTCCGCGTGCTGCTTGCATTGGTGCAGGGGCATTAGTAGTTTTGTTCTGGTTGAGATACTGCTCACCCCTGATTTCTGCCTTCGCAATTTCACGAATCACTTGGGCAGGAGTCATGCTTTCCAATGCTTCAAGGTTTCCCTCTTTCATAAGGGTGAGAACGGCAAGCTGCGTGTTCTCTGTTTCAAGAAGTGCTTGTTCAACGTGGGGGGGCATGTTGTCAAAGAAATCACTATGCTCATCGACCAGTTGGAAATACTCAGGATGTTCTTTTCCGAACTCTTGAGTTTTCTTGCCGATTTCTGCTACTCGTGCCGCTATTTGCGCTTGTTGCGCCTGTGCCTGAGTTTGCTCCGTGTTCTTTGCTTCTCTCTCAGAGATAATTTTGCCCGCCATCCACTCCGTCAGATTTTCGTAATACTTCTCGGTGTCTGCCTGCAATACATCCCAATCATGATAATTATCAGGGTTAGGTTTTACGGGGCGTCCATCGTTTACGGGCTGTTGGGCTGGTTGCTGTGGGGCTTGCGGGGTAGTTTGCTGAGGTTGGGGAACCGCTTTAAGCACAAGTTCGCGCAATTCACGCACCTCACGCTTTAATTTGGCTTCCCTGCTGTTTTGGTGTGAACGTCGATTTGCTTCACGCTTTGCTTGTTGCTCTGGAGTAAGTTCTGCATCAGGCTTGGTAGCCTCTACAGGTTTTTCCGTTGCTTCAGGTTGTGGAGCTTCGACTGGTGGTGCTACTTCGGTAGCCTTGCCTTCTGGTGCACTGGTTTGTGCCTCGGCAATAACAGCTTCAATGTCCATATTACATTTTTCCTTTGTGGGTTGCAAGCGTTAATTAAAGCGACTGAAAGGATTTCCCGCCGCCATTAGGAGTAATATCATAATCTTTCGACGTTTAACAGTTTCTTGTTGTAGTTTATCCAAAGCCACAAGCTGCTGCTGTAGCTCATCCATTAACACAGCATATTCGCGTTCTAAAGCGCGTATCTGACGCAATGCTTGCTTGCTGGTGTCGTCCTTAACTTCGGATTTCTTAACCAAAACCTCTTGAGCCTCAAGGCGCAGTCGGGTGATTTCTTCTTCCTTGATACGTTGACGTTCTTTAGCGCGCTTGTTCTCCGCCATTGCTCTTTGGGCAGATGGGTCGTATTGAATCCAGCTATCGCCGACAATATCATCTTCTGGCGGCTCTGCCCCATTACGCGCGACCTGATAGCCTTGGTTCCAGTAAGCCTGACCCCAAAATGCAGAGTAAAATGCCATCCATTATTCCCAGAAGCCGTTAATCAGCGCCGTTCCACGAATGATTTGTGAAGCTGTCGCAAGCCCTGCTGGCATTTTTAGGATGATGTGAACAAACGTACCCGCCGCGACATATAGCGGAGCGTCTAGGTTTACATCAATAGGCGTTGCTACATATCCAATGGGCGAAGCCGCAGGAAGCGATTGCACACCTAATGTAAGGCGACGAGGCGCACGAGTACCCGCAGTGGCAGAATCTGCCGTGGCAAGCGATACAGCGGTCGAGCCTACGCCCAAGCCCCACTGCAGAAGCGTTCCAGTAGCACCCACGGCAGCGCCGATATTCATAGTATCAATACGCACACCACGAATCACAAGGTTTTTACCAGCACCCGCAGCCGAAGCAACAGGGACTTGAAAGCCAAACAGCGCGTAGTCAGTTTCGGCACCAGCCACAGCAGCAAATTGGAATTGGCCGCCGAGCGTGGTATACCCAGCCGCCGTGTTTGATAGCGTAGCCGATGCGGGAGCAGCGGAGTTTGCGTAGTTCGCCGTAAAGCCAGCAGCAGCGCCGCGTGCGTTGT